CTGCTATTGACGATACCTTTGTGCCGGAAGAAAAGCCTGCTGAAGCGCCCAAGACCTTCACACAAGAAGACCTTGACGCCATAGTAAGCAAGCGGCTTGCAAGAGAGCAACGGAAGTGGGAAAGAGAGCAGCGCCAGCGTCAGAGCCAGCCATATCGGCCTGAAGCCGTGCCGGACGAGATCCCGCCAGCCGATCAGTTTGAATCTGTGGACGCCTACGCCGAAGCATTGGCGCAGAAAAAAGCAGTCGAATTGGTTGAGGCTCGCGAGATGGAACGCCAGCAGGCTGAGATCCTTTTTGCCTACCACGATCGTGAGGAAGATGCTCGGAACCGTTATGACGACTTTGAACAGGTCGCTTATAACCCGAACTTATCCATAACGAACGTGATGGCACAAACGATTCAGGCGTCAGATGTAGGCCCAGACGTAGCCTATTATCTAGGGGTTAACCCTAGGGAAGCTGATCGAATTGCCCGTTTACCGCCGTTTTTGCAGGCAAAAGAAATTGGGAAAATTGAGGCCAAAGTGGCTGAAAATCCCCCAGTTAAGAAAACTTCCAACGCCCCAGCGCCTATAGCGCCGGTTACCCCTCGGGGTGGCAATGCGACCAGTTACGATACAACTGACCCTCGGTCTGTAAAGGCCATGAGTACCTCAGAATGGATTGAAGCGGAGCGCAAACGGCAAATAAAAGCGTGGGAGGCAAAACATCTTCGCTAATTTTGAAAGGAATTAACCGTGAGCAATTCATTATTAACCATTGACATGATTACTCGGAAGTCTCTTGAGATCCTTGAGAACAACCTTGTAATTACCCGAAACGTAAACCGTCAGTATGACGATTCGTTTGCCGTAGAAGGCGCCAAGATCGGCTCCACGCTGCGTATTCGCCTGCCGGATCGCGCCTTGGTAACCGACGGTGCTGCCCTGCAAGTTCAGGACGACAACGAGCAGTTCACGACCTTGACCGTTAACTCGCAAAAGCATATCGGCATCAACTTTACGACCGCCGAGCTGACTATGCAGTTGGACGACTTTGCTGAGCGTGTTCTGAAGCCTCGTATTAGCCAGTTGGCATCCTCGATCGACGCCGACGTAGCTAACTCGTTTAAGAACGTGTACCAGTCCGTCGGCACACCAGGCACGACGCCCGCTACCTCTTTGGTTCTGCTGCAGGGTCAGCAGAAGCTGAACGAGGCCGCTGCTGTTATGTCTCCGCGCTACGCTACGGTTAACCCCGCAGCTAACGCTGGTCTGGTTGAAGGCATGAAAGGCCTCTTTAACCCCACCAACACAATCTCCCGCCAGTTTAAAAACGGCATGATGGGCGAAGGTGTTTTGGGCTACGAAGAGATCAACATGTCTCAGTCGATCAAGCAGTTCACGACTGGTAGCCGGTCTAATGTCTGCGCCGTTGACGGTACGCTGTCAACCCAAGGCGCTAACAAGATCACGATTGACGGNACTTCTGGTGCTACCGACACCGTAAAGGTCGGCGATGTGTTTACCATCGCAGGCGTTTATGCTGTTAACCCCCAGACCCGTGAATCGACTGGCTCTTTGCAGCAGTTCGTGGTCACCAAAGACCAGACCGCTTCGTCAAACGCTTGGGCAGACTTGGAGTTCGCACCCGCGATCTACACGTCGGCTCACCCCTTGGCTACGGTTAACTCATTCCCGCAAAACAACGCGGTTGTGACNTTCCTTGGTGCAGCCTCGACNGAGTACCCGCAAAACTTGATCTATCACAAAGATGCGATCTCGTTTGCAACGGCCGACCTGATGATGCCGCAAGGCGTAGACATGGCTTCCCGCCAAGTCCACAATGGCATTTCAATGCGTATTGTTCGTCAGTACGACATTAACAACGACCGGATGCCATGTCGGCTGGATGTCCTTTACGGTTTTAGCGTGATTAGACCCCAGATGGCCGTGCGTTTATGGGGCTAAGCAAGGTTTTTGCATAGTGTAGACTAGACGTGCTATACTACCCCCACCTAAACAATGGGGGTAGTCAAATGGAAAATGTCTGTTGCATTAAGGGTTGTGATTTAAAAGTTTTAGTTTTAGGGCTTTGCAATAAGCATTGGCGGCGCAATAAGAAGTTTGGGTCGCCAATGGCTGTAAGTCGACATAGCGGTACTTTTAAAGGGCTAACGGCTGAACAGCGATTTGCCATGTCTGTAAATAAAACTGACGGATGCTGGATTTGGAAAGCTAGCAAGGATAAAAACGGTTATGGAATATTTAAAGGAAACATAGGGGATGTTACATTTACCCGCGCTCACAGGTTCGCGTATGCTTTTCATACAGGGGATCTGCTCGTGGGTATGCAAGCCCTTCACACTTGCGATAATCCTAGCTGTGTTAACCCGGAGCACTTGTTTTCAGGCACAAATGCTGACAACATGCGCGATAAGGCCGAAAAAGGGCGCTCACGCACCCCCACAGGCGAAAAACATGGGAAAGCTATTCTTACCGAGCGCCAAGTCCGTAACATTCTTAAAGACCCTAGGCCCTATGCAGAGATCGCTACGCAGTATAATGTTGCAACGACCACGATTGGCAGCATTAAGCAGCGCGTTTCGTGGAAACATCTTTAATTTTTGAAAGGATTTAATTATGGCACTCCCCCAAGTTGGTGACGGCTATCAGGTTAGTGATGGCAACACGAATGAAAGACAAAAAAGTTGGCGGCACCGCTATGCTGTTTAGCGGCGGCGTTGGCATTTATGGCGTTAATACCGCAATTACCGCCGATACAACAACTACCACTGCCGTAGCAGGTTCGCTGGCTATCACCAGCAACGCTACTGGCCGTGGCAAGCTGTTTGTGTCTGACGGCACAAAGTGGCAATTCGCAGCCATTTCCTAAATTTGAAAGGGTATTGATATGCCTAACACCAAGCCAATTGGCGTTGCGTATTCAGACCCGCTGCTAGAGGGCGCTCGTTTTGTGCCCGAAGTAACGGCTCTGACCACGCAGCTAACCGATATTACTTTTACCGCCCCAGGTACGGCAGATTTTGCAATTCAAGATCTGACGGACACCGGCGGTTTTGGGTTTAAGACTAAAGACGAAGGCAATACCGTACTGTCGGTCGTAAAAAACCTGCAGACACGCGTAGCTCAGCTAGAAGCTAAGTTAAAAACCTACGGACTGTTACCGTAACAAAACAGGGATAGGGGGCTTCGGCCCCCTACTTTTAACTATGATTACTTATTTACAGCACCCCGTACATGGCGTTAAAGTAGCAACTAGCGACATGGAAGTGGACAACGACGCTCGAAATGGGTGGAAAAAGTTTGACCCTACGGCGCCTAAAGCACCCGCGCCTACGCCGGCAGCCGTTGAGGTTAAGGCTGAGCCAGTAGTTGAGCCAGAGGTTGAAACGGTAGCCGAAGCGCCAGAAGTACCGAATGCGTTAGGATTTACTCGCCGGAATCGGCGGTCAAGAGAGGGCTAATTGTGAGCACCACGGCTGGCGATCAAATCAGCGCCGCATTGCGGCTAATAGGTCAGTTGGCTGAGGGTGAGGTGCCTTCTGCCGCTACAGCTCAAGACGGGCTAAACGCGCTTAACCAAATGCTAGATTCTTGGAGCACTGAGCGCTTGTCGATCTACGCCACGCAAGACCAGATCTACACTTGGCCCGCTTTTGAAGCTAAACGCACTATTGGCCCCACGGGCGACTTTGTAGGCGAGCGCCCCATATTGCTTGATGATTCCACGTACTTTAAAGACCCCACCTCTGGGCTATCGTTCGGCGTCAAAATAGTTAACCAGCAGCAATATAACGGCATTGCGCTTAAAACGGCTCAAAGCACCTATCCTCAGGTTATCTGGGCTAACATGACGTTTCCCAACGCCGANATGACGGTGTTNCCCGTNCCTACAAAGCCGCTAGAGTGGCATATCGTCTCGGTACAGCCGCTAACGCANCCTGCCGAACTAGGCACTCANCTNATGCTGCCGCCAGGNTACCTTAGNGCGTTTAAGTACAATCTGGCCGCNGANATCGCNGCNGAGTTTGGCGTAGAGCCTACGCCGCAGGTTCAGCGTATAGCCATGACCAGTAAGCGCAATTTGAAGCGGATCAACAACGCCAAAGACATTATGTCTATGCCGTACGCCTTGTCTATGCGCAACCCGCGCTACAATGTGTTCACAAATAATTTCTGATGAAAAGCCCAATTTTAGGCGCAGCGTATACAGCTAGGTCAGTCAATGCGGCAGATAACCGCATGATTAACCTATTTCCTGAAGTTGTACCAGAAGGCGGTAAAGAGCCTGCATTTTTATCTAGAACGCCTGGCCTGCGTCGGTTAGCCGAGATTGGCGACGGGCCTATCCGTGGCCTTTGGGCGCTAAAGAACTTCGGCTACGTGGTGTCTGGCACCAAAGCCTATAAGTTTGGCCCCGACTACGTACCAACGCTGTTAGGCACCGTAGACGGCTTTGGCCCCGTAAGCATTACAGATAACGGCACCCAAATCTTTTTTGCGGCTAATGGGCCGTCGTATATTTACAACGTTACTACTGACGTCTTTGCTCAGATTACCGATCCTGACTTCCCAGGCGCGGTCACGGTCGGCTACATCAACGGCTATTTTGTGTTTAACGAGCCAAATAGCCAAAGGGTGTGGGTTACCGAGCTGTTGGACGGCACGTCTATAGACCCCTTAGATTTTGCTAGCGCTGAAGGCTCTCCAGACAACTTAGTGTCTTTGATCGTAGACCATAACGAGGTGTGGCTGTTTGGCACCAACACGGTTGAGGTCTGGTACGACGCAGCCCTTGACGCGTTCCCGTTTCAGCGCATCCAAGGCGCGTTTAACGAGATTGGTTGCATTGCACCATATTCCGTTGCCAAGATGGACAACGGGCTATTTTGGCTTGGCGGCGACGCCAGAGGCCGAGGCATGGTGTACAGAGCCAATGGCTACTCTGGCCAGCGCATATCGACCCATGCGGTTGAGTGGCAGATCCAGCAGTACCAAGACATATCGGACGCCGTAGCCTACACCTACCAGCAAGATGGCCATTCGTTTTACGTTCTTAACTTCCCGTACGCCAACGCTACCTGGGTGTATGACGTAGCCACGCAAGTCTGGCACGAGCGCGCAGACTGGGAGAACGATAAGTTTAAACGCCATCGGGCTAACTCCCAGATGGTGTTTAACAACGAAATTATTGTTGGCGACTACGCTAACAACAAGATTTACGCTTTTGATCTTGATGTTTATGAGGATGATGGGCGCCCGCAGAAATGGCTTCGGTCTTGGCGGGCGCTACCTACAGGGCAAAACAACTTAAACCGAACGGCCCATCACAGCTTGCAACTAGACTGCGAAACGGGCCAAGGCATAACGCCAGCGCCCATTCCGATATTGACAAGCGACGTATACCCCATAGAATCAATTGACGAGATGGAGGTAGATTTTTTTTTTAGTGGGGGGTAGTTTAGATTCCAACACTAACTTTAACGTCGTAACAGGTACAGAAATAAATTACATGGCCTCTGATTTTGAGGTCTTGTCGGGGTGGCTAAATGTAGAGCCAAAAACCGAACCAGTTGAAAGTTTAGAGCCTGACTTACAAATTGTATCTATGAAGTTGCAGTTGCCGTATCTTTTAGATGAATCTATAGAGCTTGATCTAGCTGTCTTGTCAGGCATTTTGCAAGTAGAACCTGCGTATGATTTGGACGAATCNNTNGGCGCAGATTTAAGTATTGACGGAGGCGAATTGTCGTGAATTTAACAACTAAAGTAAAATTAGCCGGTAAATACCGGCTAGAGGTGCGCAAGGCAAAAGATGGCTCTTTGCGCCAAGAACTTGAGTTTGACAATTTGATTGTCGATCAAGGCATGAATTTGTTTAGCCGGTCTACTGGAAGTTCAAATTTATCTTACGCTATGGTAGGAACTGGAACTACTACCCCCACAGTTAACGATACTCAACTAGCCAACAGAATTGCGTCGGCGGGCGGCAGCACTCCCCCTGGCGGGACTATTGTGAATCAAACTACAGGCACGTCTACGTCTGAGCCTTATTATGGGTTTTACAGACTTACTTATAGATTTGTACCTGGCACATTAAACAACGTAAACCTTACAGAAGTAGGTGTGGGGACTACCACGACTTCTGTATTTTCTCGCGCGCTAATTGTTGATGGCAACGGCGACCCCACATCTATTACGGTGTTGTCAGACGAATTTTTAGACGTTACTTATGAGTTACGGCTATACCCATTTGTTGACGACCAAACAGACACCATAACAATTACAAACGTAGGTACTATAAACGTCACCCGCCGCCCCATAGCCGTAACTGCGGTTACGGCTACTGGTGGTTGGGTTCCTGGCCTTAGTTCAACCTCAGGGTTAAATATTCCGCGAAGCTACATATCAAACGCGACAAGTAACAGTTGGGTTAGAGTGTCTGGTGCTCAAACCGCCCTAGTTGCAAAAACAAACGCTTGGACTTCCGTATCTACTCTTGCGGTAACAAGTTCTTCTGTGTCGTATTCTGCGTATGTAGCTGGTAGTTTTGAGCAAAATATGACTTACATTTTAGGCCTTGACGCAGGCAATACTAGCGGCGGCGTTAGGTTTTTTCAGTTTGCTTTAGACGGATTAGGTGCTTATCAATACCTGTTTAGCGATCTTATCGCCAAAAACAACACCAACACCTTGCGGTTTAACATGAAAGCTGTATGGAGTAGGTACTAAGCATGTTGCCCTCAATGAACTTTACGGCGTCTAATCTCATAGCAGATTGGACGTACCCGTACAGCAACACCTACACACCTTTGCTAGACAAGGAGCTTGGTGGCATCGCTTTGAACGATGCGTCCCAAGGCCATCAGGTTCAGGTATGGGAGTGCGGGTACGAAAACAATGAAATATGGGTGCGGCCTGAAAATAGCCCGACTAAGACGGTTATTCTTAGCAACCTGCCAGACGTTACCGAAGTGTCGCTGACATTCGATCAGCTAATGCGGCCCACAATCGCGTACGTGCAATACAAAGTGCTGCGCCTATACTGGTACGACACGCTGGTACAGCAGTCAGTCATCTCATCGTTTCCAGAAGCCGTAAGCGCTAAGGTTAGGCTGGACGATAAGCGCCCGTTGCAGATTCCTACTTCAGACATTCTTTTTTTCTACATTAAAGGCGACCAGATCCTGCTGCGCCTGCAAAGCGATCGCTACACCGTGCCGTATACAGTCGCCACGACCACAGCTAAGTTTTTAGTCGAGGCCGGCATGGATGTTAACTGGCGTATTCAGGTGCTAGGCGGCAAACCCTTTGGTGGCTTTAACGTCTACGGCAATGAGGAAGTGGCTAAAATTATGCTGCGATGGTCAGATGATGGCGGCCATACTTGGTCAAACGAGCACTGGGCGTCTATGGGCGCCAAGGGTGAGTACGGCACCCGCGTCATCTGGCGTCGCCTTGGCATGACCGGCAAGCTACGCGATCGGGTCTACGAGGTGTCGGGTACTGACCCAGTAAAAATAGCCATCATGGGCGCTGAACTGAAACTTAGCCCGACCAATGGCTAATCAAAACATAACCATAATCCCGCAGCCGCGCGTCCCTATTGTTGACGAAAACACGGGCTATGTAACGCGGGAGTGGTATCGGTACTTCACAAACCTGTTTGTTTTAACGGGCGCTGGCGCTAGCCCGACGACCATTCCAGACCTGCAAAATGAGATAGACGACGCGGTTCAGCAGGCGTTAGACGCTGCGGCTTTTACCTCTTTGGCGCCGCTGCCGGTTCCTTTTAGCCCAGATATAGTGTCGCCCGCTGAAAACGGGTCTGTAGCTGCTGAACTAGAAAAAAATGTTGAAGCATTAGGGAAAACCCCTAGTGTAGAGTTTTTAACCGCGCAGATTGCGGAACTAGAAAAGCAGATCCAAGCGCTAAAGTTGGCTATTCAGCCGGAGCTAGGCACCTTGGCGTCGGGTCAACGAGGACAATGTACGCCGGCTAGTATTTAATCCTGACCCCTCGCCAGAGGTCGTCTACACGCCAGCTACCTTGGCGTGGAACACGGACGACGGCACGTTAGACGTTGGGCTAAACAACGACGTCGTGCTGCAAGTTGGACAAGAATCGCTTTTTTACGCCAAGAACACCTCAGGCGGCAGCATCGCTATGGGGTCAGCCTGCATGTTTACCGGCGTTATAGGCACATCAGGCAAGTTAACTTTTGCCAAGGCCATATCCGACGGTTCGCTGCCGTACGAGTACATGATGGGGATTATTGCCCAAGACGCGGATAACAATGATTTTGCGTACGTTACTAATTTTGGCTTGGTTAGGGGGTTTGATACCACGGGGTCTACCAAGACGGTGCCCGAGACGTGGGCTAGCGGCGATCTTCTGTACTTTGACCCTGCCTACCCAGGCGAGCTAACTAAGGTAGAGCCTGAAGCTCCAGCCTTTAACTCACCAATAGCCGTGGTCGTAAACGCCGCTTCAGGAGGCGCAGGGTCTATTTTTGTTCGTATGAAAACAGGCGAATCGCTAAATAACCTGCACGACGTACGCATTAACGGCACGGGGCCAGCGGCAGGGCAAATCCTTATTTATGACGCAACGCAACAACGGTGGGAAAATAATTTATTGACCGAAGGGGCCAATATAGAGGTTACAAACGCAGACGGAGCCATTACAATAGCTACCACGGGCGCGTCTGGATCATTCACGGCGCAATCTGGCGAGACTATAACGGTCGTCGATGGTGTCATTACGAGCATAGTGTAAAGGACAACACAAATGGCGTTACTCAGCCTACCCCCAAAACTACAGTTTTTTGATAACAACGGCCTGCCTTTGGTGGGCGGTAAGCTATACACCTACGAGGCGGGTACGACCACGCCTAAGGATACCTTTCTTAACGAGATAGGTAACGTATACAACACCAACCCAATTATTCTTGATTCCCGTGGCGAAGCCTTGGTTTGGCTAGCATCTGGCAAATATAAGTTCGTCCTAGCGACCGCCGAAAACGTCGAGCTGTGGTCTGTGGATAACGTTAGCGG